TCACGCGCCAAAATCCTTAGCCGCGAGACGGGCGTAGTGTACGACGAGGGTGAAATGAATCGTCGATACCTGATATGCGCGTATTTGGAGCGTCAGCGTGCGGCTTCCGCTCGCGGCGGCTGTCCCGAAATCGATGCCCGCAAGAACGTCAAGTTGAAGGCCAGCACCTCCATAGGTTGTCGGATCGGTTTGACCTTGCACGCGCGTGAAGTCTCCGATCGCTAGTTGAGGCGTGCAGATGACATTGCCGAGGTCATCGATCACCCGAACCTCTACATCGTCGTTGCCCTTGTTGTAGCTGTTCAGTTCTGCGCTGATGACACAGGTGGTTTCGACAAGATCGCCAACGTTCTGAATGTTCAGGGGCACCGAAACGAGCGAAGTCCAAGCTGAATAGGAGTTCACCGGCCATCCGGTGATATTCGCGAGCGGGTTGCCAACGGTGCCGGCTGCGCTGTTGGCCCCAGAAGTCGTGACCGCGCCGACGGCTAGAACGGAGTTGTCGAGTTCTTTGGCGGCGATGCCGCTCTTCTTGAGTTTCTTGTTGGCGCCGGTGCCGGAGATGTTGATCGCCGGAATCGATACGAAGTTCGTGCCGTCGGGAATGTTGTCGAGGTTCTTGCCGAGATGCCCGGACTGCGAGAAGTCGATGAGGTCGCGCTTGCCGGGATCCTTGATGCGCGCGGGGGAGTCGGTGTGACCATGGCGCAGGTTGAGGTCGCTTACCCAGGACTGCGCCCCGAACCAGTCGAGGGCGAGCCGTCCACCCGGAGTATAGGTGGTATCGCGCGCGGTCTGATAGGCGATGCCGTTCACCCACACCTCGAGATCGCCGGTCTTGTGATACTTGAACATCACGCCCATCGGAGTGTTGGCGGGGAAGTTTTCGAGGGTGGTGGAGACGTTGGTCCAGGTCGCGGTTGACGCGGCGAACTTCCAGATGCCGTAAACGCTGGTAGTGCTGACCTGGAACAGATAGCCGTTGCCGGCAGGGTCGGGATAGAACATCTCGATCGATCCGCCCGGCGCAAGCTCGACCTGCATCGCGATTTCCACGTCGCCCTGGTAGGAAGAGTTGGTCTGAGTGCCGGTGACGGGATTGGCAGTGCGCTGCACCGGGTACATGCGCCTTGGGTTGGCGGGGTCGTTGGTAAGTCCGCTCCAGAGATGCGCCTGCTGCTTGACGGGAATCTGGTTGCTATCGACCACGGCCGCGGGGATGCGCTTGTAAGCCGTGCCCTCGTCGAGGTCGTCGAGATGCCCTACCCCGACCTTCTTCCAGGCCGTGCCGGTGTCGCGATAGGTCGTTCCGTTCGCGCCTACGTCAGTGGCGTGGAAGAGAGCGCCCGCGTTTCCGGCTGCGGGCCGGTTCGCAAGCACATCCACGACGTGCGCCTTGCGCCGGCCCGAGGATGAAGTCGTATCGTCGGGGAGATTGCCCAGATGCTTGCCGGCATGTCCGCTTTGCGTGAAATCGATCAGCGCCTTGCGATTGCCGTCGATCGCCGAAACGCCGTACCGGCTGCTCGCCGGATCGTCGGGGATGTTGCCGAGGTGCTTGCCGACGTGGCCGCTCTGGGTGAAGTCGATGAGCCCGCGCTTGTTCGCGTCCTTGTATGCCTTCGGCGTGTCGGCGTGCCCGCCGCGCACCACCAGGTTGCTCAGGTAACAGACGGCGGTTGAGTACATCAGATACAGCGGGCCTGCCGCGCCGTAGGTCGTATCCTGGAAGCTCGCCGCCAGCGCGCCGTTCACGTAAATCTCGAAGTGGCCGGTGGCGTGACGCTTGAAGATTATGTTGAAGGGCGTGGCCGCGGGGTAGGCACCGGAGGCGACCACCAGGTCGGTGTAGGCCGACCCATTCCATCTGACGACCGCCGCGCTGCGGCCGCTAACGGCGCCGACCTGCAGCAGATAGCCGTGGCCGCCGCCGTCGGACTGATAGAGCTCGATTTCCGCATTCGCTCCAAGCTCGACCTGCAACGAGACTTCCCAATCTCCCCCATAGCTGCTGATGGTCGCGGTGCCGGTGACGGGCGCGCCGGTGCGCTGGCCCGGCTGGTAGCGATTGTTGTCGCTCGGATCGGCGGTCAGCCCGGACCACAGTTGAAGCCAGGACTTTTTGTAGGGCGCGCCCGCGGTCGCCGTTACCGAAACGCCCGCGCTGTAGTTTCCGGCTGAATCGAGTACGTACACGTAATATGTGGCGCCGCCGACGGGATCGGTTATCAGGTAGCTGGTCTTCTTGGTGTGATCGACCAGGTTCACCGCGTTGCCGGGATTCGTGTCCGTCCGGATTTCATAAGCGCGAAAGTGAACCGGGAATGGCGACGGTTTCGTCCATCGGAGCTGAACGTCCTGCTTCTTCGTGACGGTTGCGGTCAGGCCGGTCACAGGGGGCAACGACGGCATCGTAACGCTGACCGACTGCGGGACGGCATCGGCAACCAGCGCAACGTTGATCGCGCCGACCCAGTAAGTTTCGGTTCCCGGCGCGGGATCGCTAATCAGAAGCTGATTGCGCTTCGTTGTATCGACGAAAGTTCCGGCCGCCCAGCTCGCGCCCTGACGGATTTCGAAATGCGAGAAGTTGGAAGGGCGCGGCGTGGCGAACGACCATGACAGCTTGATGTCGCCCTTCTTCGTTATCGCATAGGTCAATCCCGTCACATCCGGCATCGGCGTGTTGTCAAGGCCCGAAGTCGGGATGGACCCATCGTCGATCTCCGGCGATGCCTCGATCGCGGTCCACATGATGCCGCCGCTATCGGTAACGCTTTCGTCGACTCCGAGCGGCCATGCGGGTTCGGCTCCGCCGGACGTTCCGCTGTTCTGCGCCTGATAGAAAAACCCGTTGGGCAAATTCGGCTTGACGTATGCGCCCGCGGTGTAAAACGTCGCGGCCCGGTACTTCTTTACGTGGCGATGGGGGATGCGGTTCTGATGCGCCGTGCCCGCTATGGTTACGCTGTACGCGGCGCAGGCGGCGAGATCCTGCTCGGAATCGATCTCCGTGTTGACGGACGCGAACTTCAGATAGAGGGTTTGTCCGATGTGCGCATTACTCAGTGGAATACGCAGTATCGACGGATCCAGCGAATGGATCGCGCCAAGGAAGGCGAAGCTCGAGCCGGCGGCGTGGCTCCGGATCGTCGTGCCATAACGTCCCCGGCGCAGGTAGCCGAGATTGAACTGATTCGGACCAGCTCCCGCGGCCACGCCGGCAAAACAGATCAACTCTCCATCCACGTAGGCGAGATTCATTCCCGCATCCGCCAGCGCATGCGATGCGGCGGTCAGGGAGCCTCCGCTCTCCGACAAATCCACCTGCAAGGTGTCGGCGGTGTCCGGATCGGGATGAGACGGCAGCGGCGCGGCGAGCATGCCCATCGCCGCCGCGTTTCTTATCCGGCCAATCAGGCTGTAAGTGTTGTTGTCGGCCGAGAGATAGACGTTGCATCCGCCCCAATCAGCATCCGCATCCTGCGGCGATGCCGCCACCCACAGTTCGAGCGATCCCTTGAGATGCGCCGCGATGCCGTGATTGCCGAGTGCTTTTGCGGGCGGCTCGAAGATTATCGGGTTGACATTGATTGGGTTGGGCGCCGTGTTTTGATCCACCGCTCCCCATGGGCCGGGAGGCTGGGTCGGATAGCCGGGCGTGCTGTTGGCGCCGAGGTCCTCGAGGGTTATCAAAAGCGAATCGCCGATCAACTGGCCCGCATCGTCCGCTTCTTCCTCGATCTCGACGATCCGCGCGGGATAAGCGTCCAGCCCCAGGTATTCGTCGGTCAGCGCGACTACATCCATCGGCTCCGCCAGGATGTATCGCTGCGGCACGCGAACCTCGCACTGGTTCGCGACGTACAGCGACCGCTGCAGCTTGAGCTGCGCGACCGATCGCGCCATCAATGCGCTGGTAATCGGATGGAACTGCCTGGGTGAATCGCGCCGCTGCCCAAGGCGCTGGATATCCGCTTCATCCTTGGCCTCGGCCGTTTCGATATTGTAGTCGTTGGCGGCGTTGACGTACTCGACGTTCACGACGTTGGCGCGATCCGCCGGCGTCGTCACGGAGACAGTCACCGGCGCCGAGTTCTTTTCCGCGATGAAGTCGTCGTCATTCAGCGCATAGACGGGCCCGACGGAAGGAATCCATGTCGTGCCGTTTCCCGCGACCGGCCGATCTCCGTAAGGCACGATTTTCAACTGGCCGTTCGACCACACCGCGTCCGCATGTACGCAATCGAGCAGCAGCTTCATCCATTCCGCCATCGTCTTCTGCTGATCGAAAACCGGCGAGATGAAGAAACTGCTGGCGATGCAGTAGTTCGAGAAATCAGACAGGTCGGCGACACAGGACGGATCGAGGCCGAGCCCATAGCGCGAGTTGACGAGGATGTCGTTGATCACGTCGCGCGGATTCGCATCCGACACTCCGGAACCGTAAGGCGCGAGTCCGAAGACCTCGAAAGTAATCTGCGGCGGCGATCCCGAGGTTCCCAGGTTCCAGGCGCTGCGCGCGAGGTAGGCGATTCCACTGTAGCCAAGATCCTGCCCCGGATGCCTGGTCGTCATGTACGACCACGGCGCCTGCCCGAATGCGCCGGGGAACAGTGTCCAGTTGGAATTGGTCTGCGCGGCGGTATGGCGCTTCAGGCCGCCGTTGCCCATATGCCACGAGCGGCCCAGCGAAGTGATCGCCCCCTGGCTGAGCGCAATCTCAACCGAGACCGAGTAGTTATAAAACGAGCCGCCGGTGCCTCCGAGTCCCTTGCCCGGACCTTGAGACTTGGTTGCGGTGAAATCCCCGGTCCATATGAAGATGCCGGGAATGCGCGCTCGCCCATAGACGATCGGAATTATCGATCCATACTGGGAAGAATTGACGCGAAAATGATGAATCGACGGTCGCGTGCCCGCGACGCTCTGATTGGCGAAGAAACTCATACAGCCTTCGATTCCTCGAGTGCGGTTGCGAGTTGAGCGCGGGCGCCGCGGTTATTGCGCGGCGGCCAGAGCGACCAGAATCCCGCCAACCGCGGTTTGCCGTCGGGACCCGGCCCTCCTATCTCGCCGCGATCGCCCTCTCCGTACTCGACCCGATTGGATCGCGAATAGGCGTGGATGATTCGCGGCCATCGATCGACTATTCCGCCGTGGCTGACGGTCCGTCCCCATCGATACAGCGCGATATCGCCGTCGCTCGGCATTGCTCCAACCGGCAATCGGCACGCGAATCGTTCGACGATGCGAAGATAGCGCTCGTCGTCGCGATGCAGCATCCAGTCCGGCGGATACTTCGCGATCTGCTTTTCGGGATCGGTTACGATCTCGGCCAGCTCCAGATGGGGCAGCAGGCCCGCGCGTTCGTAGACTTCGAGCAACAGCATCGCGCAATCGACGCCTGCTCCTTTCGCGCGACCTTGATGGAGATACGGCGTGCCGATCCATGAGCGCGCCTCGCTCACGATCGCGGCTCGAAGGGCGTTTTCACCGCTCATCATGCCGCGGTCTCCGGCGCGGGCACGTACGGAAAGCCGCCAAAATTGGCGAGGTTGTTGAACTTGAGCCGGCAGGTACGCTGCGATTTGTCGCACCCCGGGTAAACGACGAACGTGTCGCCCGCCGCCGGCGCATACGGCAGCGCCTGCGTCAGGACAAATATTCCGCTGCCGCTCGCGCTGGGCGGCGTAACGCCCGCATCGTAGTGCGCAAGCGGCTGGTCGGCCGACATCGCATAGGGATAGATCGCGAATTCCTGCAGATAGCCTTTGAACCATCCGTTCGCGCCGCCGTTGATGTTTCCGATCGTGATCGGGTTCTTCCAGGCTATCTGGCCGTTGCCCTGCGCGGTCGCTGAACTGTAGAGCTGTCCATTATAGTAGAGATCGATCGCGTTCTGGCCGCGATAGGTCACCACCACATGCACCCAGACGTTGGCGGCCGGCTGATTGAAGCCGACCATCGGCTGGCCCTTGCTCTTCCATTCGAACGCCGGGGAGCCGCCGCCCGGATTGAAGTTGCGCAGCGTGAAAGGATCTCCCGTAGCGGTGTCGAAAATTCCCGCCGGCTGCGCAGGCGCCGATCCCGGCGGAAGTTTGAACCAGAACTCGAAGCTGATTCCCTGCGCGAAGGCGCCCGGCTTCGGGATCGGAAGCGTGATGTAGCCGCTGCTTCCGTCGAACAGCGCGCAGGTAGTCGAATCTCCCGCCAGAGCTCCCGGCTGCCCGAGCGCAACGCCGCCGCGCACCGTGCCGTGGTAACCGTTGCCGCTGAGGTCGGCGACGGTTGACGATCCGGCCAGGTCGCCAAAGCGCCAGTAGCCCGCCGGCTTGTCGTTGAGCACGGTCTGTTGGTAGCTCGCGGCCGCCCCCGCCGCGATGCCGGATTGCACCACGCGCCAGATCCCGTTGTTCGGTCCGCTGGTGAACTTGATGCGCCCCTGATCGAAGTAGCCGGTTGCGTTCGTCAGGCCATGCGCAATCTTCGACGCGGTCGAGCCGGATTGCACCGCCCCGCTGACGGCAAATCCGGCCTGATCCAGCGAGCATCCGCTGTCGAACAGCGTCCATCGGCACGACGGCTGGAGCATCGTGAACGGCCACTGCAAATTCATCCGCTCGAACAGCGAATTGACGGTGATTCTTGCGTACGGGCGCCCCTGCTCGATCTTTCCAACCCATCCCTGAAACAGCATCAGCGCCGACAGCGCCGAGTATGACCCGTCAGCCGTGCGCGCAGGGTTATACACCCGGCTGACGGTGACTTTGGCGCCGTTGAAATAGCCCGCGGTGATCGCTTGTGCGACGGTCAGGCCAAGATCCCCGACATCGGTCGAAGCTCCGGCGACTCTCAATTCCAGCGGCGACGCCTCGACGCCGCGCTTCCATCTGATTGCTCCGCGCTTGAGCCGCGGACCCATCGAAGAATACCTGGTCGCTCCGGCCACCACATCGCAATCGAAGCTCGTCCAGTTGAGAACCGTGCCATCGGCAAGTTCGATGCTGAACAAATCCGCGACCGTAAGTTCGCGCGCGGTCAGCAGCGTGTATTCCAGCGCATCGTTTCCCGACCCGAGCGCGGCCGAAAGCCCATCGAGCTGAGCGGCCTGCAGGACGTAAGGAAAAATCGCAAGGTCTGAGATAATCGCCTTTGCGTAATATCCCGGCCCCGCGATCGCCGCCTTTCCGATCAGGAACGAAGCGCTTGGATTGGGGACCGGTCCGCCGCCGACACTGTAAGGCGCGGTCGCCCAGGATGAAAAATCCGTCGAGGCGTACAGATAAGCGCCGTCGAATCCCCACGCCAGCGTGTGCCGATTGCCGTCGAACGGAGCACCGGGAAAATTCAGCGTCTGAGCATGTTGCGCGCTCGTATCGATCGCCAGAACCGCGCCGTTGCCGCTGGCCGCGCGCATCACCTGCCATCCCGGCCCCGCGGTGCTTTCGCCCGTGAAGTAAACGAGGCGGCCGTTCGCCGGGGTACCCTGATCCTTGAACGTAACCAGGCCGCTCAGAATCGGAATTCGAAAGGCGTCCACATTTGGCAGCGTCACATATGCCGTATCGCTGCCCGGCAGGCTTGCGCCGTAGATGCCCGGGGCGAGGCCCTGCAGCAGCGCAATCGCGGTCGAGCTGTATTGCCCATCATTTCCGAACCCAGACGAATCTGCGGCCCCGATATGCGAAGCATCGTTGAGCCGCCAGTATCCGAGAGGGCCAAACGACGATATCTTCGAGCGAAAAGTGTCAATTTTCACGGCGTTCGCACCGGTTTTTCAGGCGCCGGCCTCCTGTCGTCAAAGGGCCGCCCGCGATCGCGATTCAGAGTTTCACGCTAATCAGCTCGACCCGCTTCGCTTGCCAAAATTGATAGTAAAATTCGTCGAACTCGATCGTGTCGCGCACAAATCGAACCCGAGTATAGAAATCTCCCGTCCATGAAATCCGATATCCATTCGGCACGGGCGTGTTGAATGTGACTATTCCGGTCGATGACAACACATACGCAGTGGGCGATTGCGCGGCGCCGTTGACGTACAGCACAAACGCCGCGCCTTGATTGGTCCAGGTAACGGAACCGTCCGCCACGCTCTGGCCCGCCTGCGCGGCCAGCCTCCAGTTCGGTTCGATCTCGCCGGACGTCCCGGCGGACGTGCATTTGAAGCTGCAGGGCCATCCTATGCTTTGAACCGCGGGTTGCCGGTTGGCCTGCGCCGCCATCGCGGTCGAACTTGGAAGAATTACGTCGTTGATTGCGTTGATTCGGCCCGGGCTCCAGTTGCCCGCCGGCAAGACCGGATCGCCGTTTATGTTCTGCACCGGCTCGTTGAACGATCCGAGCTGCCGCTGCAGTTGAAAGCTTCTGGTGCTCCCGTCGCCGACCCCGATCAGGCCGTTGACTTCGCTGATGACGGGATCTTCGTCCTGGTCATCGAGCAGAAAATCGTCGAACGCTCCCTGGCGCGCCGCAAAGAACCCGGCGAGCGCCGCCCAATCGTTCGCGATCAAATTGACGGGATCGATCAGGGCCGAAGCATCCGGCACCTGGTTCGCCGCGAGGTATCGCTGGCGCGCATACAGATATTCGTAGGTGAGCGTAATCTCCCATCGCGGTATCGCCTGCAGCGCCAGCCGCAGTTCCTTGCCGGACGTGCTCTCCTGGATGAGTGTATTGAACCTGGGGGCCTTGGTGATCGAAAATGCCGCGCCGAGAAATTTGGGAAAGAGCGCCGAGCTCATCGACTATCGTCTATGGACTTGCGCACATTTGCTTGCAAATCGCTCGGCGCCGGTCCGCCTGTTTTCCACTGGTTGCGCCAAGCCGGCGCACATCCGCGCCCTTCGATTCGACGGCTGCGAATCAATAGCGAGTCTTCAGAAAGCGGTTGGCGCGATGCTGATCGCGGACGATGTCGCCGATTCGATCGGCGAATCGCTCCAGCTCGCGCCGAAGGTCGGTCGGGTTGCCGCCCTGGATGCTTCCGATATGGATATGCACGTCGCCGCCGGACGATTCGCCGAACCGGCCCGCGGTGATCGCCGACTGGACTCCTTCGCTGAGCGGCGCCGGCAGGACCATCTCGCGAGGATGCAGGATTGCGAGCGAGGCGCGGCCGCCCAGCACCATCCCGCGTGCGGCCGAAGGAACAATTCCGCCGCCTTCGAAACCAGGCAGACTCGTGGCTGCGTCCAATTCCGTTACCGCCACAAGCTGCTCAACCGCGATCGTGTTGGCCGCCATCGCAGCCGAGAGGACTCCGATTGCGGCGGTGTTGGCCGTCAATGCGGTAGTCTCCGCCGCCGTCGCGGCTTCGCTCACGGTCGCGGCGGCGGAATTTGAAATGGCGCCGGCCGCCGCTCCCGAAAATGCGTTTCCAAACAGGCTCGTGAAAGAACCTGCGAGAGCGTGAAAGGCTCCGCTGAACACTTCGCTGACGGTGCCCGAGATGCCGCGCCATGCGCGATCCAACGCTTGTTCGAGCGCGGTCTCCTGAAACGCGCCGGCGGCGAGCCCATACAGTCCGCCCGATCCGCGCGTCCCAAAGACCGCCCCTCCAAGACTGCCCCTACTGCCCCCGATAACAAGATCCTGCAATCCGGTGCGGGCGAACTCGGAGAGCAATGAGCGCGCAGTTTCGGCAAATTCAAGCCCCAGATTGCGGCCGCCGCGCATCCACGCATCAAAAAAACGCCCTCCCGCTTCGCTTGCCGAAGCCAGTGCTCCGGCTATCGATTCCGAAGCGCCGCGGCCCGCTTCGGCCATCGCCGCCAGGCTGGAATTTACGTTCTGCGCGCTGCGCTGCGCGACGGAAGAAAGATCGCCCAAACTTGCCGCACCGTTCTCCGAAAGGGCACTCAGTGCGGCCTCGATGTCTCCAGCGCTGTCGCGCGCAATCGCGGCCGCTTGCCGCATCCCGTCGGCGAAGCCGGAGGTATCCGCCGTCACCCGCGCGATCATTTCGGTGTTGCTCACGTGGCGCCTCGCTTATCGAACTCGTCCGCCGCCCGCGGCCGATTGCGCGAGCAGCGCATCGAGCGCGGCAATCGTCGCCCGACTTGCTTCCCGTTCCTGGGCGCGGCGGCGGGACTTAACGTTCAATGCGGCCGCTACCACCAGATGCAGCGGCGGATGGTCGTCAAAGTAATCGCGCAATGCGCGCAACTGCGGCATCGTCAGGTCCTCGGTCTCCTCCCAGCTCCAGCCCAGCGACACGCACAAATGCGCCACTACGCGATCCCAGTCGGCTGTGCGTTCGATGCCCCGCTCCGCGGGGCTTTCGCTTCCCCCGGCGGTTCGTCTCCTCCGCCATTCGCCTTGCCCAGCGCTTCCAGGACCGCCCGCAAATCGGCGGGCCGCAGAGCTTCATGCTCGTCAAGCATCGCCGCGGTGATGTCGGGATAGTTTGCGGACAATGCAACCGCCGCAATTTCGGTAATCGCGGCGATCGTCTCGTTTGAGTCCGCCGGCCGTTTGGACGCGCCGACTTCGCGCAGTATCGAGCGCGCACCCGCCGTCATCCGCATCCGCCGAATGTTGAACGGCGCGACAACGAACGGCTGACCCGCCAGCGCAACCGTTTCGCCTTCGATCAACGGCTCTCGGATTTTCCCGGTGTACCAGCCCATGCTCACATCCCCGAACGCCGTCCTACAGCTCGACCATCGACAGATACATCACGGTTCCCGATGCGTCGGCGAAGGCCTCCGCGTCAATTTCAGGAATCATGAAATCGTCGATCTTCGTCTGCATCGAGAGTTTCGACGCGACCACCTGGTTCATCTTCACGGTCAACTGTTTGCCCGAGAACAGGACCTTGCCGAAGAACTTGAAGGCCGGGAGCGAACCGAGCAATTGTCTGCTGACCTGGATCGTGTAGCCACCCGCGAGCGCGTACTCGTACGACACCAGCATCGCCGCGTTCGCGTCGGCGGAAGCAAACGTGTAAACTCCGCCGCTCACGCTGTATTGTCCCGCGGACGGCGCGCTCGCGACCTTGGTAAGAGTGAGGCCGCTCGCCGCGTAGCGCACGCCCCAGTCGGCTGCGAAAGTCCCCGAATTCGGCGGAGAGATCGTAAGGTTGTAGGGCGCGGAGCTGGGGACCGAGTGCTGCTCATCTTCCGCCATCAGGGTTTCACCCGTGACGGGCTGTCCGGGCGCTCCGAACACGAACGCCTGAAGCAGGTTCGCGTTGAGCTGCGCGAATTTGAACTTGAGCGGATACTTCGCCTTGCCGCGCCCGATCGCGACCGGAGAATCGAAGCCTCCGTAGAGCTGCCGGATGTCCCATTGGACATTCAGCGACCACTCCTGAAGTGTGCCGACCTTTGCGATCGTGGGCGTCGCCGGTATCGACCCGTCGGCAAATTGAGTAATCACACCCCACAGCGAGCCGCTGCCGAATGCCGCCTGCATATGCTACTTCCTCTCTTTCGCCTGATGCCGTGGCGAAACCACCGCCGCTTCGAGTTCCTTGAGACGCTCGAATTCCGCCTCGACGCGCGCGACGATTTCGCTTTTGATTGCGGAGATCGCCCGGTGAGTCTCGGCGGGCCAGTTGCGATCGGGGCATTCGAAGTGCTTCTCGAACAGCTCCTTCAACGCGTTCTTGATCCGTTCCCTGAGTCCTTCCATGGTTTCACTCTCTCTTTCGCGATTAGGTCAGGCCGCCGCCAGCATCCGAATCTCGACCTTCGTGACGGCCTGCGTCATGTCCTGCACGGCGTCGTAGATGGTTTGTCGATGCGCGATGCGCGCCCAGCGAACGAGTCCGCCGAGGGTTTGTTCGCCGGGAAACACGGGATTGATGGCCGCTTCCAGTGAATCGAGCAGCCCATTCAAATTGGTGGCGGAAACCGCATTCGGGTCGGCGCCGTCGCGCGTATAAATGAAAACGTTCGCAATCAGCGTTACCTTCGCCGGGGCTCCAAACGCGAGATGCTCGTACTCCTCGCCCACCTCCGTCATCAGGAGCGCCGGCTGCAGATCCGCTCGCGACGACGAAACGAACCTGCGCGAGAAGGCCTGGATTGAGGGAGCTCCCGGCGCAAGATTCGCGTTGATCGCCTGGAGCTGGGCGAACAGCGCCGCGTAGATTGCTTCGCGCGAATTCATGGCTCGATCGGCACGACCCGGCGATGGCGATCGAGCTTGAGCCGCGTCGCCGCGGGCATATCGCCGATAAAGTAGTTCACACGCTCCGATCCGATGCCGAAGCCCGTGTCGCCCCATCGCTTCGATTGCCGGTATCGAAGCGCCACGAGTTCCGTCGCCGCCATCTTCAGGTCCGCCGGCAAGGCCGCGACTTCAGATGGCTGCGATTGTCCGGCCGCCTGCTGCCCGGGCGTGAAGTAACCGGCAGTGTAGGTGACCGCCACGTTCTGGTAGCCCGGCTCGAACACGTAACGCCCGAGCAGGAATGGCGATCCGAATCCCGGAGCGCCGCGGAGATAGATCCGGTCGGCATCGAACCCGTAGCCCGCGGAAGTCGCATCCGCCGCCGGAGGCACATCGACCCCATCGATCGTGAGCCGGCTGACCGAAGTGCAGGGCGAATTGAACAACGTCATCACGTCGCGCCCGCTGCCATTTCTAACTTCGGTGCAGGTTCGCGACATGAAACTGCGCTCGCAGTAGGTGGCAATCTCAGCCGACACCGCGGTGATCAGATTCTGCAGCAGTGCTTCGTCGGCGTTGCCGGCGGGCAAGGACAGGAACTGTTCCACGGCCGCGATATCGGTCAAATCACCCGGGTCTGGCGATGGCATCGTCGTGTCTTCCGCAAATAACCGCTAAGCGGACGCCCCTCAGTCCCTGGTCCGCGCGGCGGCCTTTTTTCCGTTCTCTTCGGACGCCCTGGTCTTGATCGCATCGCGCGCGACGGCGTCGATATCGATCACGCCGGCACCGCGGAACCCGTGCTCGAAGAGCAACGGGCCGAACTCATCCGGCACGTTCACGTAAACGCCGCCGTTCCCCGCGCGCTCGACTCGGTACTGCTTTCCGCCCACTCCAACATCCGACCCGCTGTAATTGGGATGGAACAGCTTCATTCGGTTTCCCTCCGCTTTCCAGTGAGATGGTTTCGGACGAGACGCCGGCGGGGACATCCTTCCCGCCCCCGCCGGCTGCGGCTCGCGCGCCTCGTCCTTACTCGTTCCCGATGTTCGTGATCATCCCGAACGCCGGCGTGAAGAAGTTCTGCAAAACCTCGTCCACGTAGACGCCGTACTGGTATTGCCGCGTCGCGAGCGGCCATTGGATCTGGTAGTAGCCCTGGCGCACCTTGAACTGGATGATGTTGGCGACGTTCGAAAGCGCATAGGGCACGCGGTCGCTCCAGAAAACGATCGTTCCGGGCGGGACCCACGGATGCACCACCACGTCGAGGTCGCGGCCCGTGAATTTGTTGTGGTACGCGACCACGCGCGAGCCCGCGACCACGCCCTCGCTCTTGTCAGCATCGAGCTGGAAGCGAAACAGCGAGGTGGCTCCGCCGGGCGAACCGTTGAGCGCCTTTTTGTTGATGTTGATCGCTTCCTGCGAGTTGCACAGGATCCGGTCGAAGCCGAGCTTGTAGTTGTCCCATCGGTCCTTGAGAATCGCGTCGAACTCGACGATCCCGCCGTTGCCATCGGTCGTGAGACCGGTCCCGATTCCCGCGGTGCCGGCCGGCTGAACGCCAACATAGCTGCCCGAGGCCGCGCCAAACGATTGGCCCATCATCTGGGTCAGAATCCCGTCGAACACCAGGGCGTTCTGCGAGTTGTCCGCCGACAAGGCCGATGCGAGCTGAGTGCCCGCTGCGGGCGCGGTGATCTGGACGGAGTTGATCGTGGTAATCGCGCCGAGAGCTTCGCTTCCTGGCGCGCCCCAGAACCACGCATACGCAACCGCGCCGCTCACGCGAGCGACCGTCGCGGCGACGCTGCCGGTGGGACCGGTTACCGACACGGTCTGCGCGGCCGAGGCCCTCGCGCTGCCGCCGCCATACGTCGCGGTTGTGCGATCCGCGTTGGTGCGCGAAACCTGCCCGGGCACACCGCCCGCGACCGAAGAGCCGTAATAGCCCTCGCCCGTGAGCGCGACCGCAATCACCGAAAGCGTTTGCGTGGCAAGCGATCCGCCGGTGGTCGATGCGCTAAGCGCCGGCGTCGGCGTGGTACCGAGCGCAAGCGAGCTGTTCCCGAAGATCGCGCACTTTTCTTCGTAGATCAGCACGGATCGCAGGGCTGATTGGACCGCGGTGGAAATGTTGTCGGGATCGAGTTCGCCTTCCTCGTACCGGGTCTCGAAATCGATCGAGGCTTCCAGGCCCAGCGACTTGAACGCGGCGCTCATGTCGTGGGTGTCGACCACGATCGTTCCGCCTCGTTGCCCGCGCGCAACTCCCCCCGAGATGTTGGAGGCGTTGATCGCCGTGACCGTTTTCCAGTGGGTGGCGTTGCCGCCGCGCGCCGGAACCCGAGGAAGGGCGGGAATGCCCTTCTTCGCATTGCCCGCAACCAGCGGAATCTGCTCTTCAAACGGGTAGAGGTAACGGACCGATTCGTCGAGGTCGTACCATACGAGCTGCTGCCCGTTGATCCCGCCCGAAAACGTGTCGGCCTTTTGAAGGTCGTCGAGGATGCGCGATTTCGCGCCGATTACGACTTGATCGATCAGATCCTGAACCAGATTAGCCATTTTGCTTTTCCCTGCCTTTGCCTTGCGAACCGAGTTGATAGTTTTCGCGACCCTCGCTTACAGAGCGCCGCCCGCGCTCCCTTTGAACATCGGGTCGCGAATCGAACGCGGATTGGCGAAGGTGTTGCGATAGACCTTCCGGAACGCATCGCGGTCGCCCGGGTCGAAACTCTCGGCCGCCGCGGATGCCCGTTCGCCCGCCTGCTCGACCAGCGCGCGCGCTTCATCGCCCTTGTGAACCGCGAACAGGCGCGCCTTGGGCCGGGCAGGCGTGTTGTCGAGGGCGGCCAGGCGCGCCTCGAGCTCGGCATTCTTGCGGATAAGCGCGATCATCTCGGCCACAATCCGGCGCGCTCCCCCATGCTTGCGCAGACCTCCGGAATCCAGCGCCGAGGCGATCATCTCGTCGAGCGTCAGGTCCTCGATTTCGCCTTCGGGTTCATCCTCGGGTTCATTTGCGGCGCCGACCTTGGAGAGATGGAGCCGCGCGAGCTCGTGATGCTCTCCGATCGCATCGTGATGCTCCTGGGCGCGGTCCAGATGCTCCTCCGCTTCGTCGATTCCCGCGCCCGAAGCCTTGCAGCATTTGCGCAGGGCTTGCAGATGCGAGCCGAGCCGTTCGTGGTGATGGGCGGCTTTTTCGAGATGCGCTCCGCATTTCGCAAGATGCGCCGCATTGGCCGCGCTGATTTCGCGGCCGGATTTGCGTACGTCGTTCTCCTGCGCCGCCTCGTTTATCGCCTTGAGTACCCTGGCCGCGTTCATGATGATGTCGTTTTCCTCCTCCGTGCCTTCGGCAATTTCGCCGGCTTCTTCTTGCGCAATTTCAACCATCAGTTGACCCAGGCGATCCCGTACTCGCCTGAATTCATCGACCACCTCGAGCATCCGCGACGGGGCGCCGCTTTCGTCCTTCTCCTGAATCGCTTCATGGTTCAGTGCCGCCGCGACCGCGTTCATCGCCTCGATGTCGTCGTCCCAGGCTTCGAGCTTTTGCGCGATGAACGCGACTGCGCCGAGCGATTTGGCGAGGGGCGGTCCGGCGGCCCTTGCGCCGTTGATGGCAGGCCTGCTGCCTCCTCCCTTTCCATCGGCCGCCAGCCGCCCCTCGTGGTCGGTGCACCTTTGCACCGGAGACTGGATGGGTTCGGCGTTCTTACCGAAGAGTCGCGAGAAGAAGCGCCGCATTATCCCGACTTCATCGGCGGCAAGCTCTACCGGCTCGCACGCCGATTCGTTTGAACTGTCCATCGCGATTTCCTCTTCCACCGCGCGCTTGGCCAGCTCGATTCGCTCGACCGTCGCGAGATCGCACGCGGGTTTGTCCACCAGGCTGATTTCGGAAAGTTTGAAGCGCTTGAGACGATAGGCGCGCGCCTTTTCGCCGTCATCGCCAACGACGGTTTCCGGCGTGCGCTCAAGGCATACTCCTCCGATCGAGAACCCTTTGAGCACGCCCTCTTCCAGCATCCGGATCGCGGTCGGCTCTACGATATGCGCGTTGAGCCAGAGCGCATCGGTCCCGGTGTCCGGATGCGGCTTGATTTCCCAGTTGCCTTCCGGACACACACCGATGGGCCTGGAGGCATCGTGCTGAAGCCGGATATTTCCCCAGGGCGCCCATTCGGCGACCGCCTCGCGCATCGCCGCCGGATCGACGATCTCGTTCTGGTCGTCGCGATAGTCGGCTACCGATCCCCATCCCATCGCCCAGACGGTCCCGTCCGGCTGCTTTTCGATTTTCGCGATCGGACAAAAGAGCTGGATGCGCGAATTGGCGCCTGCCAATCGTGTTCTTGAGATGTCCATAAAACGAAAAAAGCCTGACCGGGCATCCGCCCAATCAGGCTAGAGTTCTCCTCCTCGCCGCTTCTTGTGGTTTACTCGCTAGCCCGCGACCGACTCCTTGACGTTTTCCGTCAACTCAAGGTCGGTAACCTGTCCGGCTCTGACTTTGATTTCAATTCGACCCCATGGCTTCCTGCGCAGGAAGCTTTCCATCTTTTCGATTACCCACTTCGGCATGGTGATGCTGCTCACTGCGCAACCAGAGATCGTCCTGTCGGCTTTTGCTGTCAAATCCGATGCCTCGGCATCCACAGATTATTCTGATTCACCGCTATTGCCGGACTCGCCGATCGAGCTGCCACCGTTGCCGTCTTCGCGCGGTTTTCTCGCATCTTCGTACAACGATCGGAGCAGGACCGGGCCCGTGCCGGTCACGATTATGGGTTCATCGCCAAACCCGCGATACGGATCCATCCCGCGCGCGGCGCGGACTTCATTGGGTGCTTTGATGCCGGCCTTGATGTCGCTTGCGTCGGCGTTTGCCTGTTGCACCGCGTCGGTATCGCGTACGTCCTTCCATGCCCATTCGAGGGCGGGTTTGCCGAGGTAGCGCTCGATCAGCAGATCCATCAGCGCCTTCCACCAGATTTTCGTGGGCTCGAGTCCTTCCTCGATCTGCTCGGCCTGCGCGGTTTCAGCGGTCGCGCGATTGTTGCTCCGCACATACGGCTGCGGATTCACGTGAAAGGCGGCGCAAATCATCCGCGCCAGCCATTCCCATTGCTCGATGTCGAACTTGTAGTCCTTGAACGCGACCTCCTTCATCCCGCCCGGCACGAAACGCACCCCGCCCGATCGCAGTTGCAGGTTTCCGCGCATCAGGCTGTCCCAATAGGTCTGAAATTCGGAAAGCTGCTTGCCGCTCCACGACTCCGGAACTCCGATCAGAGCGTCGGGGATGGTGCCTTCGCTGTAATAGTAGAGCTGCCGGGTCTCGAGCTTGAGGGCGATCGCCACCGACGTCACCAGTTGCTCGACGGGCGAAAAGCCGTAGGGGCTGCCTGGCCTGACATTGCGGGGAGCATAGACAAGCTCGTCTCGCGCAAAGAACTCATACGGCATCCCCTGGATGACCTGCTGATAGGCGGGATCGGGCGGGTCGGGCACGCGGCCGTATTCGTCGATCAGAATGTTGATGGTCGCGCCGTCGATTACGACGAACCGCAGGATCCGGCCGCTTAACGCGGGCCAGGGATAGACCGTGGGCGCGTCAATCACAAGCATGTCTTCGAGCAGCGCGTTCTGCCACGCCACGAAGGGAGTCTCGCCGTCCGGGTACCGCAGCATTTCCCTGACCGCCGCGATTTCCGCTTCTTCGGCCGAGGTTCCGCGCCGCGCGACGATGTCCCACGGCAATTTCGCGACTTCGTTCTTGCGTCGCTCGATCACCTCGCGCAACAAGTCGAGGTTGCGCGCCAGCCATCGCAACTGCCCGAACGTGTAAGGTTCATACTTGCGCGGCGTGATCGCCACGTTGTAGCCGGGCGGATAATCCCAGGTGCGCCAGTCGCTGGATTGATCCTCGGGGCGGAAGCTTTGCAGCGGCTGCTGGGGCGAGAGCCAGTCTTTGCCGCGCAGCGATGCGATCTCCTGCCTTACGGCGGTGCGAACGCTGCGCCGTATCGTGCGCCCGAGCGCGGCGGGCGACAGGATCGATTTCGGATCGAGCCGGATTTTCGGCGCGCTGTCGCGGTCGATTGATTTCCTGGTACGGCGGGGGCGTTTTCGCGGCTGCATCAGCCGGCGTATCTACGCCTGGCTGCTTTTGCTCGCAAATCTCCGTCCCCAGAATATGAACACGGGACGCCTTGCCAGGCGTCCCGTGCTCTCGATCGCATCTTATTGGCCGAGCTTCAGCGGCCGGAACTGTGCCCGTCGCTGCCCTCCCCTTCCTGCTCGATTTTGCTCGCCGCAACCGAGCCGTCAGGCTGCGCGACACCTTCCACCTTGGCGGCGCCGCTCGCAACATCCGCACAGGTCGCGCCTTTGTTGTCGCCCACTTCGATAATCGTCGTCGGTCCGATCGTTACCACGACGGCGCTGCTGGCGCTGTCGGGAGTGAAGGACAGCGAAGGAGGATTGGCGCCGCAATTCGTGCTGTTGATCGTCCCTTCGGACTCGAATTCGTTCTGCCGCACCTCGATGCTCGCGGCATTCACACTGCTGCCTTGAGAGGTGCCCTCCACCTTGACGATCGCTCCGGCCGGGATGCTGGAGCAGGTGCCCTGCGATTGCTGCTCCGAGTCTTCGATATTGATCTCGGTGGACGAGGCTATGTTGACGGTGACATTAGTGCCGTCGCTCCGTTGCACGACGATCGAACTCGGACAATTCTCCGACTGAACGATGCCGCTGAAATGGACTTCCTCGGGCTGCGGATTGTTTTGCGATGGGTTCAACTGAACCTCGGTCGCGTTGATGCCGCCGCTGGCGGTCTCGACGCCTTCGGCTTTGGCCGGGGCGTTGATGAAATCGCCGGCCAGCGTGGCGCAACTCGTGATGACGGTGTCCGTGGATTCATCGGTTATCTGCGTGACTGTGGGATCGAACGACATCACGACCGCCGTGCCGCCATTACCCGGAGTGATCGTCAACGTGTTCGGCGTGGCGTTGCAGTCGACCGCGGTCAGAGTACCGTCGACGTCAATATCTTCTTCTTCGGGATCGGCGGTTCCGCCGCTGCTTAACGCGACTCCCTGAAGTGACACCTGGCTTCCCGCCGGCACCGTCACCGTGGTCGTGAAGGTTTTATGGCCCTCCCTGAATCTGATTACGTGGTTCCCCGACAGTCGCTTCCCTGTCATCGAAAAGAACCCGGATGCGTCGGTCCGAGTTGAAGTTCGCGCGCCGACTACGGTCACTCTGACATTGGGCGCTCCGGCGACCGATCCTTCGATCGTCGAGGCGGGCTTCTTTGCGCGGCTTTGCCGAGCTCCCGCCACCATCGGCGTCGCGCAAACCGCCAATATGGCCGCCGTTACCACGGCAATCGCCCGTCGTCTGATCGCTCGGCGTTCGCAAACGATGGCGCATCCCTCCCACATTCTTTTCATCATTTCCTTTGTTCCCCCGGCTCGAAATCTGCCCCTCGCGTTAGGTTCGTGGCTCCTGTTTATTGAGCGGAATTTTTGCCGGCAACTAATTTTTTTCGGACTGAAGGCTTGGGAGACGAACGGGCGATTAAGCGTGTCGTGAGCGAATTGTCGATATTTGAGCGATGTGTGGACTTTTGTAGCTGAGGTTGATCGCACAGCGCAGGCAGGAAGCGTCAAAGGAGCCGCTCCGGCGGCGGCCGGCCAAGGGAGGACCGGACCACTCGACCCGGCGCGTCACGCACTCGCGGAAGTCCCCCGCTTTGTCGCGCGGCGTTTCATTCGCCGCCCGCTTCCACCATCGTCCGATAGTATTCGATGATTCCGGGCGTTCGGTCCGCAAACGCGAGCATCACCGCTTCCGCGCGATCGGGAGATTTCACTCCGCGTTTGCGCGCCTCTTCCTTCGATTCGATTTGAATCTGCCCGCGCGGATTGTGCCGGTAGCGTATGCCGGCGAGTTGGCTGATTGCGATCTCGTCGGCGAGTCCGCGGATATCACCCGCTTCGAATCGCATCCTGAGCCCCCAGAAGAATTCCGCCTTGGCGTTCGCGAACTTCGCGCTGTCGCGGCTCGTTTCTCCGACGTTGACGAACTCGATGGGAAGTCCTTGATCGCGCAGATGAAGTCCGAAATTGTAGCCAATCCCGACGCTGTCCACATTCACAACCTGAAGGCGGGCGCGAAACTCGGCCAGAAATGCGGCCACGTCGCCGCGCGGATCCGCGGTCTGCCAGGCTTTCAACGCGACTATCGCGCCGGATTCATCGCGGATCACCGCGCAGGTTTCGTCCTCGCCGGGCCCGGCGACATCCACTCCCCCGTACAGCCGCGTCTCGTGGTTCCCATCGGCGGGCTGCCGCGCGGCTTCGAGCCATGCCAGCGAAATGAGAGCGTCTTCCGCCTGCTCCGGAAACCGCCCGCGCACGCGCGCCTGCCATAGAGGAGACCTCTCACCCCACTCCCAGAACTTCTCGTAAACCCATCGCCGCGTCACCAGGTACGGACGCGGCCGCACTGCGAACTCCGGAGACTCCTCCGGCAGCCCGCGGCGCATCGCGCGAATATCGTCGAGGGACATGCCGGCAAGGTTTGGAGTGTCGAACGCGTCAATCGTAAACGTGTTCCATCCGTCGCGATTGGTCGTGAACGCGTCGTGAAACGGGCCGCTTGCGATCGTGGGATTGCCGAGCGCGAGCAACCGCACCTGCCCGCCGGCGCGCGCTCCTTCGATCGCTTCCCATATATCGCCTTCAACCCCCGGCGCTTCATCCATCACGATCAGCAGATGCTCCGCGTGAAAACCCTGGAAGCGGACACCGCGATTGGTCGAAAGCCCGATCGCATAATTGCCCGCACCCAGCCGCAATTCCGTTTGATTGGCCGGCGGAAAGATAAACCTGCTTCTGGGCAGCGCCTTGTGAATTTCTCCCCACAGCAGGTCGCGGACCTGTTCCCAGGTGGGCGCGGTCGTGATCGCGATTGCGTCCTTGTAGCGCGCAATCCACCAAAGCACCGCCAGCGCCGCCATCATCGTCTTGCCGCTGGCGTGGCACGCCTTGACGGCGGTGCGTGGAGTAGCCGCCACCGAACGCATGATTTGCCGCTGCATCCACCACAGATCGCAGCCCAGCACGCATTCCGCGAACAGCGCGGGATCGGCCATGATTCGCGCCATCGTTTCATCGTGGGTCCGGTGAAGATCCGGAGCGCGGCCGGGATGGGGCTTATTTGTCCTTCGGCGCAACTTTGTTGAATCGATCGAGAACTTCACGCGCCGCGGTAATCGGAATTCGCGTGGTCTCTTCCTCGCCGCCGTTCTTTTTGCCGTCAACTCCGTTCAGCTTTGCCTGCTGGGCCGCTATTCCGGCCGCAACCTTGATCGCGGTGGCATCGTCCTCTTCGGCTTTGCGATGAATGAGATAGTAGAGATGCTCGAGCCGTTCGGTGGTCATGCGCTGAAACTGGTCCGGGGGATAGAGAGGCAAACGGCGGATAGCGCGCTCGACGGCGCGCTGCGCCGCGGCCGCATCTTTGAAGCCGACCAGCTCGGCGATCTTTTGAAAGTTTATTCCTTCGTGAACGCGCAAACGCAT